TTTTATTTAAAATTGAAAAACAAAAATATAATTCTTAAAATTTAAGCTAAAATGTATACAATTGTAACAACTAGATTTAATAAAGAAACATTAATTTCAAATTATGAATATCGAGCAAAACATGGATTAAAATGTATGTATTGTTGTCCTTCTGAAATGTCGCCAAAAATTTACTATAATTCTCCAGTATTTGTTATTGAAATGAATAATTCAATAAACAAAATTGAAGGTATTGGTTTAATAAAAAATAAACCTGAAACGAAAAAATATTACAAAGTTCATTCAGATGGTAATACAAATAGATATACTTATATTGGCGAATATTATATAGAACGTGAAACAATAGATGATTATAATGCTCCATTACTGTATGCTTTGGAGGAGATTTTGTTTAAAGGTAAAACACATTCAAAAAGAGGTTCAGGATTAACCACAATTCCAGAAAAGGTTTTAAGTTTTGATGTATGTGAAGGTATAAATGTAAAAAAGGAAATTAAGGAGTTATTTATTTATCATTTTAGAGAAAATATAAGACGAGATAACGAAACAAGATCATTTGAAGAAAAATTGGAAATTTCATCAGCTTAAAAAAGAGCACTGAAAAAAAGGCACCAAAATATATATATATATTAATATTTTTTATTTTATTAAAAACAATATCTATAATAATCTTATGACAAGTCTTGACACAAATGTTTCAAACTATACACTTTCTGAATTATTAACAATAGTTGAGATAGATAATGATGAAGATATAAATGAAGAAACTATTTTAACCAAAACAAATAAATTAATAGACAAATTTAAATATAAAAAACCAGAATTATCTGTATTTTTTAAAGAAATTCAATCACAACTTTTACAATATGTAAGTGGATTAGAAGTTGATTCTGATGAAGATACTACTGGTAAAATTGTTGTTGAGGGATTTGGAAGTATGACAAATGATGCTGTTTATCCACAAGGAGAAAAAATGATTACTGATTGGTATGAAAATGAAAATCTTACGCAAAGTAATCAAAATCAGGTTGATAAAATTACACAAAGACAACAAAAAATTGGTGTATTTGGTAATCAACATGCTCAAATGAAACAAGAACAAATTGCTACAACTGATACTTTCTCTCTACCTGTTAAACAAGATTCATTAAATCCTAACTTAAAAAATACTAATAATCGTTTTGTTAATTTAGATAGTCAATTTAGACAATATACTAGTGGTATTGATTCTACGTCTACTGATTACACATTGGATCTCTCTGATACATTAAAAAATGCTTTGAATTTGAGATTGTATTCTTATCAAATACCATTTAGTTGGTATGCTATTGACACTGCTTATGGCAATACATGTTTTTGGCTTGTTGATTCCAGTACAAATATAGTTACTCCTATCTCAGTCCCGTCTGGAAATTATACTCAAACGGCATTTGTATCACAATTAAATAAATCATTCCAAAATGCTGGAATTATTACACCAGCTGTAGGTTCACCTTATGACTTATCCGCAAATAATCCTGTATATTATAATCCTAATAGTGGTAAAATCACTATGTTTTTATATGATGGTTCTTATAATATAACTTCTACACCATACGTGATAAATGGTACTACATCTATCGTTTTTTATGATTTTACTGGTTCTTTACAATGTGATATTAAATGTAAAAGTAATACTAATCATTACTTTAATAATACATTGGGATGGATAATGGGTTATAAATTGCCTTATGTCACTGTTGACCCTAGTGGTAATTCCGCATCATCTATTTTAGACCTTAACGGTACTAAGTATTTAATACTTGTAATTGATGATTATAACCAGAATCATGTAAATAATAGTCTTGTTTCAATTGCCCAATATTCAAATACTTTAAAAATACCATCATATTATTCACCTGATATACCATATACATGTATAACACCTGCTCAACAAGGTAATAATCTTCAACAACTTGTTGACGGAGTTGTATTACAATCTGTTTTAAATGATCAAACTGTAAATGCTCAGAATGGACTATTAATTGCTGGAAAATACCAACAAGAATATACATCAACACAAGTTGTATTACCAAGCGCACCTAGAACATTAACAAATGCGCAACTTTATACTATTAACTCTATAAATAGTAATAATAATAATCTTACAAATTATTTGGCAAAGGCGCCCACATCTTCTGATATTTTAGCTATTATACCTGTTAAAACATCTGTTGGTGTTCCTACTGGTTCTTTATTAGTAGAATTTAGTGGTTCTCTCCAAGATAGTTCCAGAACATACTTTGGACCTGTTAATATAGAGAGAATGGCAGTTAAATTGTTAGACGATAAAGGCAATATTTTAAATTTAAATGGAAATGATTGGTGCGTTACACTTGTTTGCGAATGCTTGTATCAATATTAAAATATCTCTCTATTTTATGGAAATGCTTTCAGAATTGTTTAATGAATTTGGTGCTTATGGACCAATAATCTTAATTTTTCTCTCAATGTATCTTTTATGGAATAAACATAATTTATTTTTTTATTATACTGTTGGTGTATTCATTGATAATATTTTTAATCTAATTTTAAAGGGAATTTTTTTACAACCGCGACCAACTGTAGATAAAAAAGTATTTGATTTAGCCTTGAAACATGGTAAGAGATTTATATTTAAGGATGGAATGCCTTATGACCTTTTTGGAATGCCTTCTGGTCATTCTCAGTCATCATTTTTTTCAACAGTATTTATTTATTTATCTCTAAGAAAGAATAATATTTCTTACACATATCTTGCTATATCTTTATTAACAATGTTACAACGCGTTCTATATAATCATCATAGTGTTTTACAAGTTTGTGTTGGTGCTGTAATAGGTTGCTGTACTGGTTATTTGTTTTACTATATAGCAAATGAAAAGGTAAAAGGACAAGTTAGAGAGAAACCTGATGATTTTGGTCCTATTTAAAATAATTATAATTTAATTAAATATTACAATTATTTTTTAAACAGTACTATCTTCACACGACATGTGGTGACCTAAATAATACGAATGATCGCCTGTATTAGTCTGAGTTAAACTATACTGGTCAGCACAGTTTGGATCCTCACCATTTGTAGAACTACATACTGTTAATTTTCCAGTTGAATCCTCAAATATCTCCCTACAACTATGATGATAACCTAATCCTTCAATTGGAGGCACATGAGGCACCATATCTTTATTATGAACGGTTCTATAATGTTCTTCAATTTTTGTATTCACAAACGCAGCATATTTGCTGTCACCAACGCGAGGTTGTCCATAATCATACACTTTAACATTTATACCATTTCTCTCTAATTCCATTCCAATTAATTGTCCGCAAGAAGCACCATATGAATGTCCTGTTACCACAACTGAGTATCCAGAATATTGTTTCATTAAATTTTTTACAACACTTACTGCTTTAGTTGAGACTCCTAAAGCTGAATTATAAAAACCATAATGAACATTACAATTACACTCAGGAAATGAGGTATATGGCACTAATTTGACTTCAAAATCGTCTAACCAATTTATAGCTGAAGATGAACCCCTTAATACAACATAAATTGATTTTGTAGTTGGTAGTATACCAATATAACCTTGTAAATCTGTTTTGACATCATATAAGGTGTCTTTATATACAAAACCAGATGCGGGACCTTTTAATATCATAGATGAATATTTATCCTTACCACAATATGCTGCGCCACTTAACCAAACACCTGTGTTTAATTGTGCGCTATCATAACTTATCGCAAATCCAAGTAGAGAGAAAAACAAAAAAAGATTGTAAAAAATCATTTATATGTATATAGTGGCTATTATTTTTATACATTTTATAAATTTATATAATTTTTTATTGTTCTAAGTTAATTCCATAATATGATAACGTATTTCTGGCACACCTTATTTCATTATCTTTTTCTTTTTCTTTTGATTCTTTATTATGCCTGATTTCTCTTCCTTTTTTTAATAATTCTTTTACGGTTTGATACTCATGAACTAAGCTATCTAAATACCATTCAATATTTTCCTGTTGGTCAAAATTTGTATTCATAAATTTATTATTAAAATTTACATTTAAAACACTATTTGTTTTTGAAACTATATTATTTAAAATATGAAATTCTTCTGCTATTTTCTGACTAATATATTTCATTTTATTATCCAATTCCTCTAATTCTGTTTCTTGGTTAATATCCAAATTAACTGGCTCAGATTCAGGAATTCTATCTAACGAATTTTGTCTTGGTAACATTTCTTTTATTATTAATGTACAGTTTATTAAATCCTTATTTTTATTTCAATTTTAAATAAAATACTAATGTATTATAAATGGCTTGTGCTCGTGATACTAATATTCAATTATCTCCTGATTATGCTAATTATTTAAATAAATATTTATCAAATAGCTCAAAAAATCATAACTGTAGAAAATATAAAAGTGTTTATCCGAGTTTTACACCAACAATTAATAGTCTCTCTGTAACAAATAGTGTTCATGGAACTTATTCTAATGTCATGATAAACGGTTCTAATTTTTTACCTCCATGTTATGGTACAACATATGTTAATTTTGGTTCTTTTAAAAAATTACCTATTATATTTTATAGTACATCAAATATATCTTTTGTTGTACCTTTAAACGCTGTTATTGGAAGTTATAATGTTCAAGTTGTTAATATTTATAATGGTAACTTTAGTCCATCAGTTAATCAAAGTTATGCTGGAAATCCTAATTTTTCAAACTCAATTACATATAACTTGTCATAAAAATATTATCAATAAATATATATGGAAAATTTTTACTTATATATATTTATTTTACTTTGCTTTATAATCGGTGTTTCCTATTGGAATACTTATATGAGTTCTAAGTATATGTCGATGGAACCATTTAATTCAGACAAACAATCATTTGTGTTATTAGGTGATAGTATACTTAAAAATGATGCTTATGTTTCAGATGGAAAAAGTATTGATCAGTTGCTTATAGAGAGAACAAATGATAAAACTACATGTTTAGCTATTGATCATTCAAAAATAGTTGATGTTTATAGTCAAGTTGACAAAATTCCAGAAGAACTAAATACATCTCAAACAACAGTTTTTCTCTCTGCTGGTGGAAATGATATCTTAACTCATTATGTTGATCAAGGTAATGATTCAACTGATACTAGTATTTTAGGAACTATGTTCGCAGCATACAAGAAGCTAATTAAAAGTATTCAAAAAAAGTTACCAAATGCGAATATAGTTCTTTTAGATATTTATTACCCAGATAACATGACTTATAAGCAGTATCATTCTGTAATTAATGAATGGAACAAAATGATTTACGAGTATGCAGCCCAAAATGGCCTTAGTGTGCTTAAAATTAGCGGCGTTTTAACTCAACCAGACGATTTCTCGTTTGGTATTGAACCATCAGCAACAGGAAGTCATAAACTAGTCGACACAATTTTGTCTTCCTATTGAACACGATAATACATAAGAAGTTGGTAACTTTTCATGAAATTCCACTCTAGTGGCGTACCATCATAGTCCTTTGTGCCTTCAAATTGCCAGTTAATATTGGCGTTTAATTTCTGTTTCCAATCTAAAGAAACTAGACGATGAAAGCTCATACCGTCGTAACCCATTTCTTTATCTTCACATGTAATAGTGGCGCAAAAATGTTGCTTAGACACATCCCTAATAACAGCGCTATCTATTTCATATTTGCCTTCATTTACGGTAAAGGAAATCGGTTTTTTATTAAATTCACTAGCCACTTCGTCATATACTTCTAGAACAATTATATGAGGTAAGTGTCCCATTTTTGGAACATTTTCAACCACTTTGTCTTTCCAGTTGGTATTAGCATCTCGAATAAAAAGTATTTGAATTGAACTATTATTTAAGTAATTAATAATACTTATGTAGTACAATAAAGGATTACCAGCTTGATCAACATCTACAATATAAGGGTATTTTTGAATGTATGATTGAGGCATGGATTTATATATTTGATGAATAATGCTATTTGTGTTCAACTTATACGCAAATTCATTACCTGTTAAACATGCGTCAACGCCAAAATTTAACAAAGCAAAAGCATCACGCAATTTCTCAGGTATAGCAGAACCATCCTGTTGTTTCCCCTCAATCATAAGTTGTCGCAAAAAGTGAAAAAACTTGCGACCTTTATCGCTAACAAAAAATGTAACAAACATCGCATTAAACCAGCAATTTGATTGAGCTTGAATTGGAGGAATAATTTTCTTAGGATTAATATGCTTATCTGCTGCTAAATTTCTTAACAAAAATGCCTTTGCTTCTTCAGTGTAATAGTTATAACATTTTTTACCAGATACGGCACCAGGAACGCCAATTTGTAGAGGTTCTTTTAACTTAAAGGCAGCCTCCATATTACAATCTAATAATTCCTTACGAGGTATGGACTTAAGTGTTACAAGTCCCTGATTTATTGTAGGTGCGTAAGAACCCGACACTAATTTGCGAGCAATTTTGTTACTAACTTTACGAACATTTAAAGGCGTTGATGTAGGAACTATTATCTCTCTATGATGATGACGCTTAATTGTTCTTCCTCTCTTATGTCTTCTTTTTTCTTTCTTATGTCTATGTTTTCTTGATTTACTCATATAATAAAATAATATTATTATTTAATATAATGGGAGCTGGTATATTACCTACAACAATACATAATGGAAAACTCTACTTTTTATTTGGTAAAGAAGGCAAATATGAGGATTCTGCTCCTGGTTTTTCCGACTTTGGTGGAGGAACTGATAACAGTGAATCATTTTTAGAAACTGCGGTGAGAGAAGCAGGTGAAGAATTTACTGGGTTTTTAGGTAACGACGCTGATATTCGTAAAATGTTAAAGGCTCATGGAACATATGACATCGACCATAAAACCGATGGACACAAAACATATCGTATGCACATTTTTCCTTTCGAGTACAATGAATGGTTACCATTTTATTATAATAATAATCAACGATTCCTTCAAAAACGCTTACCTGAAAAGGTGTTTAAAACTACCAAAATTTTTGAAAAGGCTGAAATCAGGTGGGTTTGCGTTGATGACCTAAAAAAAATGCGTCCACAATTTCGCTCTTATTTTCAAAATATTGTAGACATGATGCTTAACCAAAAAGATAGCATAAATTCTTTTGTAGCGAAGGGCTTAAAAAAGAGCACTGAAAAAAAAGCACCAAGCAAAACACGTCGTTCTATAGCCGGAGGAAGGAAAAGGAAAACTAGAAGAAATTATTAAACATTTATTTCATTTTTTATAAAATTATAATATATAAAATGAAGCTAACGCATACAATGATAGTTATGTTTATTGGAAGTTTTATCATTCAATACTTCCTCATGCCACCTGTTATGGTAAATAGCAAAGAAGATATAACAAATAATATTGGTAAGGCTTACTCCGCTACAATTATGGGCTTATCAATGGTTATTCTTGAAATCATGATGCGCGATCATCAATACGGAGTAATGAGTTTTAATTGGTATGCTATTCTTTTCTCTCTTCTAGCTCTATTTATCTACTTATATAGAAAACAAGTTGCGATAGGTGATAAGCAATATTTAGAAGGAATGATAGAACATCATTCGATGGCTCTGTTTACAAGTCAAGAAATTTTGAAGAAAACTAACGACTATAATATTGCCAAGCTAGCCAAGAATATTATTCAAACACAAACTGATGAAATTAGAGACATGAGAGAATTACTTACAAAATAGATTTCTCACCATAATTTATGATTAATATATATAAATATATATATATTAATGGAAAAAGATTGTAAAGAATGTACAATATTAGGTACAGTAGGTAACCCAGAAGATTGTAAAAAAGGATTAAATATTGTTAGAGAATTAGGTCATGGTGATATAGGAGTTGCTTTTGAAATACAGCCTGGCGCTCAAAATCGTGCAATTAATGATGCAATAGATCCTAATGGAAAATACGTTTTAAAAAGAGTTGAATTAAATAGAAGCGAGGAATTGTATAGAAAAAATTTAGAAGATTTTAAAAGAGAAGCATGTATTGGAAAAATATTGGGTGATTTAGATATTGCACCAAAAATATATAGTTGTTGGACTTGTGATAGTATGGTAAACCGCAAGTTAACAAAATATGGTTATTATGTTATGGATAGATTTGATGGTGATTGGAAATATAAATATGATTATGAAAAAGGAACTAGACAACATCAACTAGAACTAATTCGATGTTTAGCAATTATGGTAAAAAATGGCTATTTACATAATGATTGTCATCTTGGAAATATTGGATTTAAAGGTGATAATGTTATATTATTTGATTTTGGGTTTACACTTCCAGTTCCTTCTGATTGTGCAAGATGTATGCCACTACCATTTTTATTGGCAGGACAATTATCAATTGTTACTGAACAAATGTCTGTAGAAAATAAAGCTGGATCAGTTAAAAATCGCAATTTTATGTCTGATATAATTAATTATATTTATACCCATCCAGATATTCCTATTGATTTTTATGTTGACATTGGAAATATTGAAGGAATTATATCTCGTAAGGAACTTACAAAAAATACTATAAGTCCAAAACCAAAATCACCTATAACTTATGAAGAACAAGTATCACAAATTTTAAGAATTATTGATGGTCTTCATTGTCGAGGTTCAAACTGTGAAAATTATGAATTAATGGGTGAATTATATAGAATTATTGAATCTTATTCTGATATAAGTTATACATATACGGATGGTAAAGGATATAATGATTATAATGGTTATGATAATGATGGAGAAAAACATCCAAACTTATTACTAGATTTAATTTATTTAATTCGACAAAATAAAATTCAAATTGATGCTATTCCACAATGGCTTACAGAAAATAAAGTAAATTTTACAAATATACCTCCACGTGCTCCAGAAACACCTGCTGCTGCTGCAAAAGCGGTTAGTGTACCAGGTGAAGGAAGATATCTACGTAGTAAAGGTAAAGGAGGTTCAAGAAAAGTGCGTCGCTATTCAAGAAAAGTACATCGCCGTTCAAAAAAATCACACAATTCAAGAAAGCATAGAAAAAGAACAAAATAATTAATTAGTATTATTATAAAAATTAGTTGATTCTTCTGTTTCCAAATGTACTTCAGGAGGTGCCGGCCATTCTGCGTAAGCAATTGCCTTACTTGTCGGCCTTTCTA